TTCTTGTCGTTCAGTCGCAGGCAGTCTCCGCCGCTGGAAGACTTGCTCATGTTCACGACTCTCACCGAGCCATCAGCCAGCACGCAATATGAGTATGATGGGGTGACTATAAGCGTCGAGTCGAACGCTAGGTTAGGCCCACCGGGGAGCCGAATTGGTACAAATGAGCACCTAAACCCTGGGAACCAAGTCTCGCCAGTTATCGAGGTAAGGTTTGTTAGCGTATTTTCACCTGTGCCAAGGTTGTAAACATACGCTGCTATGTCGTCACCCAACAACTGGCCGACGGTCACTAGCCTCTTGTACTTGCTCGGATGGTCAGTAACGTGAATCTGGGCATGGCTTGCGCAGCTCACTATGTGCTCAAATCCGTCGCGCTCACGAAGCTCGCCGTGCGACGTTTCGAGATTGATCATGCACTCGGCGGTGATTGCCTCACCCTCAGCGTCTTGAAAGATATCCCGCCACTCAATGCCCTTCAAGGGCGGCGGGAAATGGCGGGGTGATGCCTTGCCCATCTATCGCCTCCGGTGTGAACGTACTCGACCGTTTCTCTGAGCCTGCTGGTAGTTTCCGAACGACACTAAGTCAGCCTGAGCCGCCGACCATAGCTGGCTCACCATGGTCGCGTTCTGGCCCTCTTGCTTTGATAGAAGAAGATACGCGCCGCAGTAAGCCACCGCATCATGAAGATGCGGGAGTCTCCCGCTCAAGACCTCGTCGCTATCAATAGACAGCGCAGTGGGGCTAGCTGACACCCAGAGTATCTTCAGGTGCCGTGTGTCGTCTGGCACAGGCGCTAGGTCCATGAATGGGCCACGCATCGAATAGTAGAGCTGGCTGATTCCCCGCGCAGTGTAATAGTACGAGCCTCCAGCATATGCCTCAACCAGCGCGTCCTGCGGCAACGGTAGCACCTCTTGGGGCTCGTTGTTATTGCTGATGTCTCCGCTGCTGTCTGTCTCCCAAACTCGCTGGATTATCATCGGAACGCCACCGAGGTAATCGCCCTGGCTGATATCTAAGGTCTTAGTCCCAGCAGGCCAGTCGAAACTTTTTTCAGCAGAGAACAGGCTTGGGTCGCGCTTTACCAGCATGTTGTAAACCATCTGGTTTGCGCGGTCGATAGCCCGGTTCACGACAGCATCGCTAAAGAAGTCCTTGCGCGGGTCGTCGAGTAAGTCTCGTATGGTGGTTCTTACCGAGGAACGTGTCTCAGCCACGAGCGAACACCCTTTGAGAAAGGGGCCGGTGGTACGATATTCCTAGGTCATCCGCAGCTTTCACAGCGGACTTATGCAGGTCAATCGCACGGGCACGTCGCTCACGCCGCATTGCAGCCTTCGCAAGTGCTCTAGTCCGCTCTCTCCTCATCTTGATTTCTGCCGCAGCCTGAGCACCGCCTTGAGTGCGGTCGCAGGCCAAGATGTATGTAGGCAGGCGTGGGTCGTGGATATCAAGCGGGGTGTCAATCTCACCCGGCAGAACGTCCTCGAATATCCCACGCCGCCAGTGCGACCAGATGTTAGGTAAATCCTCAACGTGTGTCTGCTCGCGCACACCAAACTCGCGCTTTACGACAGTCGGCTGTACATGGGCAATCGCCCAAGCCTTAGCTTCGCCGTCATAGCCAACAACCAGCTTTGGGTTCCCGCAAAGCCGCTGCAAGCGGCGGCTGTGGGGAGTCTTCCAGTTGATTCCGGTGACCTTGCGGAAGCCTTCGGGATCGAGGGCTGGCCGCACATCGCCGCGAGTGTCGAGGATTATATTACCCATTACTCAGCCACTACTACCTTAGCGGGAAGTGCAACCTTGGCCTTCTGTGCGCCAGGAGTAAGCTTTGGAAGATAGAACACCTCTAGCCCGAGGAAGAACACCTCAGTGACGCCTGACAGATTAAACGCGACGATGAGTTCTAGTGCATCGTGCTGCTCTGCCGACAATCCCCCTGCGTAAATTGTACCTGCGCTTGTTGACTGGTATGCGTAGGCTGTCCCATCGACAGCATCCGCAGGGATGGTGACATCTAGCGCATCGGCAGTGCCATCCCCTATCTCGTCCCCATCAGCCGTCTGCCGATACGTCACAATGGAGGTCATCGTGTGCGTGTCATCTGTGCTGGCCGAGGTCCAGTGGCAGCGAACGTACACGTCGGAGTCGGTATCTATGTAGTGCGGGAAGGCGATTAGATGCTTTACCTGATCGAGGTTGCCGCACCCAAGCCCAACCAGCCCCTTGGACCCAACTTCGGCCAGAGCCGGGTTGTTGTTCCCTGCTGAAATGATCTCCTCGGAGTCTTGCGCACCATCGATTAGACCTACGCCGGTAAAAGAGGTCGCTGGAATAAACCAGCTCTGGTACTCAAGCTCGATATTGTTATTACGGATTCCCATTATCTTCCCTCCCTGGGGGTGTCTGTATTTTCGGAGCCAATCACAGGAGTCGAACCTGCCTAGTAGCCCTGCCGCTAGACTGACTTAAAAGCCCAGGGGCCAAGCGGCCCCCAGACTAACCTACTTAATTAGCGAACGCGAAGTTTGACTCATCGTACTGGAGGTCATCCAGACGACCATGCGCATTACGCTGGAAGCAGGCGAGGTTGCCGATGGTTCCGTAGACAATCTCGAACGAGATTTTGTCCGTCACGCGCTGCATGAGCGAGTCGGTCTCGTCGAAGCCCATAGGCACAGTCTCACACATAGCCAAGCAGTCCATGCTCAGGAAGTACAGGCTACCTGGGGCAAACATGTCATCGGGAACGATAGGCACATCGCGCTCACCGTTGTTCCAGGTAAGGAACGAACGCTCGTAGCCACCCTTGAACTTGCAAGGCTCATAGCGAACATCGCTAACGAGAGTGTTAGCAATCTCGTCAACCTGTGCGTCGTGACCCGTGATGTAGTCTGGGCGCTTGCCAGACTGCGTCTTGATGGAGCGAACCATCTTGTTCATCAGGTCGTGCGACCAAGGACGCGAGGTGCCGCCATTGTCGTCAACGTATGCAGCCCACTGCGGATTAGTGGCTGGGTCGATTCCGTAGATAGCGTCTGCACTGTCCACGATGTGTGCAATGCCAGTGAACTCGTTGTCGTAGGCGTTTACATCGCTAGATGAGCCACGAACCAAGAAATCGCCTGGGGATGCAGTAGGGGTTTTGCTAAATGTGATGTTTGTGGTGCTATCGACAGAAACGATGGTGCCAGCTTCAACCGTACCACCAGCCAGATCAGTTGCATCTCCAATCACAACAGGCATGCCTGGGCGTAGTTGCACATTCCCAGAGTTGTCCTCAAGGACAACGTCGGCGGCGGTGTTAGACACAAACTTGCCGAGAATACCTGTAGCGCTGCCAGAGGCCTTGTTGCCGACCAACGCACGAGCAACCTCGTACTTAAGGTCTTCCTGAAGGTCGTCCATCTTGTCAGCCAAAGCGTCAGCAAATGCGCCACGGTTGGACTTTGAGATAGCCATTAGACGCTTGCTTAGGCGGGTCCGACCCCAAACGTCTTTCGGGTCAATCTGCCCTTGCTTGCGAGTTGCAAGGCCTGCATTTGGAAGGTCTCCATCCTCGCCAATAGCGTGAGCGCCATACGCACGACCAAGCTTGGTGGAGAACTTGAGGTACTTGCCCTCAAGCTTCACTTTGCGAGTCCCGCTCTGAAGCGCGTCATAGAGCACAACATCTCGGTTGAGCTGGTCCTTGATTCCGTCCTCGTAGGTCTCTTTAAGAGCCTCAGTAAAACTACTTAGTGTACCTGTCTCGTTAGCCATTTTTTACTTCTCCATGCCCCGCAGGGCGTCAGCATCAGTCAATTCCGACTCGCGCCAAAAACGCTTCACGGGCATCAGCAATCGACGTAATACGCTGCTTCTCACCAACGCCACCCATGCCGCTCTGAGGCAGTACTGGTGGGCTATTGGTTCCCGGCGCTGGTGCCGCAGGAGCAAAACGCCCCTTCCAGGTCGCAGTCTCACGCTCGTGTGATTGACGAGCAACGTCTCGCACTTGAGACAGTGTGAGGTTCGGGTTCTGGAAGAAAGCTAGCGCAATCTCGTGCTTGTTTGCATTCGGGTAATCCGAAATAGCCGAGTCAGCCAGTGACCGAAAGTGGTCACGAAGCCGCGCTGTCTCTACCTCTGCAACCTGCTGCTGCTTCCATTGCGAAAGCTCCGAGAGCTGCTTCTCCAACTCTTGCGTCTTGCGCTCAAGTGGGTCTACATATTCGGGCTCTGGCTCTGGCTGCAACGCCTTTCGCAACGCTTCTACAGGGTCCACAGCCTGCTGCGACTGTGAGTTTTGATACTCAATATACTGCTGCAACTGAGATATCTGGTCCTGATAGTCATTTACCTTCGCCTGATAATCGTTCTTCTGCGCGATTACCTGTTGAAATCTGTCATACGGCACCGGGCCTG